ACGAGTCTTACCCCACCGGGGAGGGGCCGCTGCAAGGATCGTTGCGTATGCCTCCCTGAGTTGATTCGTTCGTCGAAGTTCAGGAATTGCCAATTGGCCCTCCTAGAATGATCGTCGAAGCCTGCTGGTTTTCGAACTCATCATGCTTCGTGTGGATCACGCGTCCGGTGACTGGATCGAGGGCGATAGACATCAACGCACCTTCCTTCCCCGATTCCTGTCGTAGCTGAATCTGCCATGCGTCTGCGGAGGTGTTTTGAACCACCGTCAGAACGCCGAGTCGTGGTGCTCGAATTGTTCCGAGCACCACGATTTCGGGTTTGGGCACTACTCGCTCTTCTCTTCCGCGGCCGGCTCGTCGCCGTCTTCCTCACCGTCCTCGACGCCCTGCTCGGTCTCGGCGAGCGCCTCGACCTGGTCCTGGATCTGCGTGAGGTTCTCGGCGGTCAGCTCGTCACCGGGAATCTCGTTGAGGAATTCGTTGACCTTCTCGAGGAATTCGGACTTCTCCATGACTTTCGCTCCTGTGAAAATGGCGAGGACATCTCGCTCATCGACGATGCAGAACGTGTGGTTGTTGATGGTGAACTCACGTTCTGCGTATTTGGACCAGAGAATGCGGCACCCGCCGATATCTCCCTCGTCGGCTTCCCAATCCCCGGTCATGTTGTGTGCGTGGACGACGCCACTCTGAGTGCGTTTCTTCTCGACATCCGGCATGATGATGAACTTCTTGTCCGGAGCGAACTTGTTCTCGGCAAGCGGGATGGTGCCAATATCCGGATCCCTTGAGACGAGAAGATGGCCGTAGAGGGGCGTGATGATTGTGGAGCCGTCCATTAGTCGTTGAACTTCCGTACGGTTCCGCAAGCAGTACAACGCCACCTGTTCACGGAGACCCACGTATGTAGGGTGTGAACGAATCGACGTGCCCGATCCAACCAAGACGGGTCGATGGCTGTCCGATCTCCTTTGACGGAGTGAACGTGCTCGTCGAATAACTCGACTAGGCCGTTGTTACACCCGCCTTCACAAACTAGGTTCTTCATCACTTCTCCTTCAGGAGGTCCGCGTTATCGACGTAGTCTTCCTCGCGCTTGACGAACTCCATCCGCAGCCCCATATTACCGGGATCGAGACAGAGTGTGCGGAACGGGCAGGTGCCGTAGCGGAAGCACTCGCTCTCGTTCCGCGGGAATGCGTTCCATGGACCGGTGGACATCTCACGGTCGTGGATCTCGACGAAGTGAGCCATCTCGATGTAGTCGTGACGAATCTTCTCCGCCCAACCCGTGAAGTTGAACTCGAACTCGCGGAGTTCTTTGTGTGTGCGTTCGAATGCTTCCCTCGCGAACTGCGGAACCTTCGTCTTGACGAGGAAGTCGACGATTACGCCACCGATCTCCACGCCGAGGAGCTTGCGTCCGCCGTAGATGTACGAAGTCATCTGGAGGTCCATCTGATACTTCATCATCTCACGCGGGTCCATCTTCGCCGCAGTTTTGTGGTCAACAATCCACAGACCGTGGAACGCGTTGACGAACTTGTCGGTTTTGAAACGTTGAAAGATCCCCGTCCCCGTGCCCACTTCAACGGTTCCGGCGACCTCATTTCCGAGAGGTCGAAACATCTCGCCTTGATCCGTCCAATACTCAACGTAATGACGGAGAAGTTTCTCGACGAGGTCCTCGGACTCGAGGTAGAGCTCCTTATCTCCCGGGAGCATCCGCTTGGGAAGGTTCTTACGGAACCGCTCACGGGCGGCACCGACGGCAGTGTCAATATCCGCGCCAGCGCCGAGCTGAGCAAGACCCTCATGCGTTCCGGATCCCACTTCCAGGTTCAACGCGATCCTCTCCGGCTCCAGGTTCTCCACGAACTTCCAGTAGAACTTCCGTGGGCAATTCCGGTAGACCTGGATTCGTGACTGGTTGAGGACTATCTCCCCCACCCACGCTAGGGAGAGCCGAGTTGCCTCCTCCAGGACTTGTTCCCATGTCTGTTGAACGAACTGATGCGTCACGTTTTCTCCTGTCTGGAAAGAAGCCGTAGGGATAGTCAATTGGTGAGCCGGGAAGGGAGTGATTGCGGACAACTGCGTCAGCTCCGTAGCAGCCCCGGATGTTACCGGTTCCGATGAGATATCCGTCGTGTTCGAAGTCGTAGACGGAAACGATTACTTGGATGGTTTCTCCGCCGCGCCATTTGAGTTGCATCCATCCGGGTTGATCCGCGAAGAAGAACGTTCTGTCGATCGCTTCCGGGAGAGCCGGTACCTCAACCTCGCCATATACAACTCGAAGGAGATTGCCTGCATGACCTCGGAATCCAACGACGCCGAGTTTCTCGAGGTAGCGTTCGATGTTGATACGTGTGCCATAGTCGGTGCCTGAACGGAGGATGTCGATGAGGTGCCGTTTGATTTCGTCATCGCTCCAGGTCTCGCCGATGCCCATTCCAGCGACTTCGAACACGTCTTCGGATTTGCGTTCCGTAGCGAGGAAGAAGTGAGGAAAGTCTCCGTCAGCGATACGTTTGGATTGCACCCAAGTCCCGGGATGAGAGCCGGGACTCCAAAGCGAACGCGTGGAGACGTGGTCTTCCAGCTGGAGGAATTCCACGTGGGTGATGAAGATCACTTTGTAGCCTTCGAAATGAGGTCTCGAACAATTTCCTGAGGCGACGTTTCCTTTTTGTCAGCCAAAGCCTTCAAAGCAATAGCCTCCTCAAGGCTGATGCTGACAGAAAAAGTAACTTTCATTCCTGATTTCGGTGTCGGACGGGCCATCACTCATACCTCGTCGGATCAAAGCCTTCCAACGCTTCTTTCCGCTCGACACACGTCCCACACTTCCCGCAATGGTTGTATTCGCCGACGTAGCAGGAGTAGGTGAATTCGATTGGAGTACCGTTGCCCCGCGCGAGCATCGCAATCGCACGCTTGGACATGCCCATGAACGGTGTGAAGAGGTGGACTGGCTTGTAATCGCACAGCTCGAACACCTTCGCTTCGGCTTCTACGAACTCCGATCGGCAGTCGGGGTAGATCGCGTGGTCTCCCGCGTGAGCAGCGTAGCCGACAGTCTGGACATCGAGTCCGATGGCGTACGCAACTGCGAGGTTGAGCATGACGGAGTTCCGATTGGGAACGACTGTCAGCTTCATGCTCGCATCGGCGTAGTGGCCCTCCGGGACTGCAATCAACGGATTCGTCTGCGAGGACGTCGGTGCCAACTTCGCGAAGAAGGACATGTCGATGAGTTTGTGATTCCGGAGCTGGTAATACGAGGCAATCGCCATTGCGGCGGTCAGTTCTCGCTTGTGCTTCTGGCCGTAGTCAAACGAGATCGGATGGACGTTCTGCCTTCCGAAAGCCTCGACGCATGTAGAGACGAGGGTGGAGGAGTCTAACCCTCCACTTAACAAAACGACGATCCCTGTGTGAGGGACCTTATGGAATTCTTTCATCAGCATTGTATGCAACTCCTACGGCAAACGAAAGGGAGAGCAACGTACGCTCTCCCGTTCGCTTGTCGACTACGCCGACGGTTGGATGGTGGAGAGGTCGATCCCGAGCTCCTGGGCCTTCGCCTCGAGCGCCTTGATGTACTCGGTGCGGCCGGTGCGGTACGCCTTCTGGCGCTCCTTGACCTCCGGGCGGGCCATGTAGGCCTTCCGGTACTCGAGACGCTTCTCCTGCACTTCCGGGCGGGAGTTGTACGTCTTGGAGTACTCCTTCCGCTTGGCCTGGTTCTCCGGCTTCGCGTTGTACTCCTTCTGGTGCGCCATCCGCTTGGCGGCTTCGGCCTTCGCCTTGGCGAGCTCCGCGCGAACCTGATCGGGGTTCATCGCCTTGATCTCGGTTTCGAACTTCGACATGTCCATGACTGTGTCTCCTGAAAACACTTACTTTGTTAACGACTAGAGAAGTATAACACACCGCGAATCTTGATTGCAACGTGCAAGTTTTGTTCCGCGTTGTGTGTGCCTTCTTTCATTCTACAACCATTATATAACAGATTGATTCCGAAAATCAACTGGGAATCAAACGTCAAGAGGCGGATTCACTCTCGTGATCTCGGCCCGGTCGGCGGCTTCATACGACCGGAAGACCGCAACCCAAGAAGCGATTTCCGTGATTCGGGATTGCACGCCGCCGATGTCCCGGATTAGTTGTTCGCTGGAAAGATCGAGTAGGTCACCGATCTGCTCCTTCGCTGCTTCCAATTCGCTACGGAGACGTTTTACGGCCTCCGCCTTGAGGATGGCAATCTCTTCCCTACGACCGAGGACGCTCATTTGATCTCCCTGTAAGAAGGAGTGATCCCCTTAATGGAACTTCCATCAAGTGTCACGGTATACAGTTGAGGGAACTCAGTAGCACCGTAACGAACGATACTACAGTGATCCTCGATTAGTTGTGCGAGGGCTCGAGGCGACATGAGGACAGGAAAACGAATAGCATCCTCTGGGAAGGAACTATCGTCCGTGAAAAACGTCACGGAGGAAAGTTTGAGTTCCGTGTCGTCGGGATCTCGTCGCCACCCGAGAAAGTGTTCCCCCTGTAAACGGAATACCTTCTCGAGAGCGTAAGACCCCGACGTAGTGAGCGTTCCGATCACTCAACCACCTCGATCGTCACCTTGATCTTCTTCGCGCCGTCCGCGAGGGGTTTCGGGATGTAGAAGTTGGCTTTCTCCAGCTTGACGCCGTCCGGAACGCTGACCGTTTCCGGATTGTCAGTCGTAACCGTCAAGCAGTTGAATCGGTTCGAGTGAACGTGCCCCGAGTGATGTTCCATGACGAAGATGGCTTTCCTGATCATTTCCTGCTCCTGTTGTAGAGTGAGACTGAGAATCCGATTCCGCCGGAACCGATATTCCCGATCGTGATTGCGGTTTTGAACTTCCCTTTCGGGAGAATGAACATCGGTGCGAGGATCGCCCCCTTGAGCGCGAATAGCTGCGTGCAGGAAGGCTTCGCACCGAAGAGCTTGACGATGACGGGGTTAGCTTCGTGCATCCCGTGTTTCACGGAGTAGCAGGTGTTGCCTGCATCCGCGAGTTGGAAGGTGACTGCGAGGATTTGGAGCCAGGTGTTCATTGGCCATCCTCGTTCTGCTGTCGTGCGATCCTGTCGTGGGAGGCGAGGAGGGCTTCAGGATCGAGCTTCAGCAGGCTACGAGCTTCGGACGCCGCCGTCCTCGCCGCCAAGACTCGGTATTCTGCGAGGTACTCGGGAAACGCATCGACGAGTCGCCTCTTATTGTCGGCGTCCGCGAGGCGGATCAACCGCGCCAGTTGCTGCACGAACGAGCCGCCGTACTTCAACATCGCTTCAGTCACATCATATTCAGTCATTTCAACTGACCTCCCCTCTTCAACGCGTTTACGTAGTTCGTAACCCTCACCGCAACGACCTTCGGGATGAGGCATTTCTTGTACATTGAATCCTCAACCGGAATCGCCTTATCCCAGATATACTCCTCCAACGCTTTCAACTTCTCCTGCGTGGAGATGCCTTTGATCGACGCACGGAACATCTGCCAAGTGGAATCGTTGATCGCGGGGAGGATTTGCTCCTGACAATAACGTCCGAAGATCAGGTGGTCGTACACGAGCTGTTCCGGATTTCGTAGTGATGCCGGGACCCGGAAGACGATGTCCCCGTGAATTTCGACGTCGCCGTCGAGTCGAGTGTGGTCGATGCCAATAGGCTCGAAAGGAAGGTCTGTCATAGCCAAGTCTTCCCAGCACACTGATGGCACAACGCCTGTTTGATGCCGAAGTGTTCTTCGATGCCATCCGCAGGAAGTTGGCAGTTCCCACGTGGGTGACAATTCACGTGTTCGCACTGACACCGCGTTACCTTAACGGGTTCGGAAATGCGAGAGTCCTCTACCGCTGGGAGGTCCGCGTCCCGATTGAAGAATGGATGCTTACGTCGGAACGCCATACCGTTCCTCGTCCTGAGCCTGGCGGATGCGGAGCCTGAGGAGCTGCCACGCAAAACGCCCGTGGTTGTCGATGAAGTCCTTCTTCTCCTTCGCACGGTGTCTCGCACGCTCCCACCAGAGTGCGGCGGTCTTCAGCATGGAGGACGAAACGGTGTAACCATGGCGGGAAGCAAGACGCTTCCCTGCTTCCATCCCGTTTCGCCGGAGACAACGACGGATTCTCCGCTCGAGTTGAACGTTCGTCGGCGCGTGCTTTCGTTTTCTCATGCTGCCTCTTTCTTCATGAAGTTGTCAAGACGGTGAATCGACCAACACCTGCTGCATCGGAGAATGGGACCGTCTTCGTCACGATCGAAGACCCAGATGTGAAAGAACCAGCATCCGTTGAAGAGACCGAGGAGGAAGTTTCTCACGAGAAAACCTCGCATTCGGAGCAGGTGACTGTTTGTGCTTCGACGTCTTCGTCCATATCGCAGTTGCCGCAGTCACACTCGATGGAGTTAGCGTAGAGCTCGGCAGGGAAGATTGAGTCGGCTGCACCGATAGCACCTTGTTGGGCCGCTTCGGACACGGAATAGATCTGCTTCGGAGTCGTTCCGACGGGAACGTCGAGTTCGAGGACGACGGTGAGGAGGAGTTTGTGGCTCATTCCTTCACCTCTTGCGCGGATGCTTCACGCATGTCCGTTTCGAACCCGCCTTTGTAATCGACGGGAGGAGGATGCTGTTCGAGGAGTTCGTTGCAGATGTCGCCAGATTCGTCTGCGAGGAGAGTTTCCCACGCTTCGTCTTGGACGTCGATGACTTTGTAGAAGGAGATTTCGTAGGAGATGAGGATCTTCTTCACAGCACACGCTTCCGATCCTCGACGCACCAGACGGTGTAGAACGGTTGCCCGTTGCCGTTGGCTTCGTGGAAGAACTTCTCAAGTTCCTCGTCAGTAAGGTCTTTGACTTTCCTTCCCTTAAACTCGGGAACGTCGTCATCGATCGGTTCTTCAAGATTATCGAGCTCGACACCGTTCAGGTCGAAAAGGAGTTGACGCCACGTTTTCTTTTCTTCGTACATTGTCATAGAGACGCCCATGTACTCGTCGTGGACGATCACGTACGTCTTCACCTCGGAGACCTCGGCGTTCTCCTTCGCATTCCGGAGAATTTCACGAACGAGGTCCATTGACACCTCGATCCGATATCCTTGGCTGTGAAGCTCAGTTGTTTCCGTGTCGCGGTTGTCGATTTCGGTGTTGTCGAGATGGAGATTGATGATCGGAGGATCGGAAGCCATTAGTCCACCACTGTCGATGATCAACCCACGCTCCTTACACCACGCGACGAGGATGTCGCAGTAATGGTACACCTGCGAACCTCGCTTTGCCATGTCTTCTCGACCGTAGGCCTCGTGGAGAGACCTGAACGCTTCGTTCCCGATCCTCTTCGGATTGGTGAGACCGATCGCGTCCTCGAAGTGGTTGTTAAGGAAGGAACAATACGCCATCCCGAGGGTGACGACGTCGAGAGGACGGAGCGGAAGAGCGTAGCATTCCGAGTGAGGAAGCTCCACAAACCACGCAGCTGTTCCTTCGTACTTCACCTTACCGTTGAGACGATGGACGTACTCCTTCGCCTCCTGGTCGTTTGGAAAGTCTGTTTCGATGATCACGCGTTTCGACACACCTGGTTCTCCTTTTACAGATCGAGGTTAATTCGTCTTCACCCTAACACCCGGACACTCGTCGCACTTCCACTCCTCACCTTTCCCGAACGGCCGTATACACAAATACAACCACTGAGCGGGGATGAACCTAAAACATCCCGCGCACAGACCATACGTATGTTCCTTCCCTTGGAACCACCGACCAAGGAGCAACGGAAAGTCCTCGACCGCTGTGTTTGGTAGGATTTGAGTGATGTGAAGGTAGGACTTCATGTTATCTTAATTATATAACGTTTCGCTTCGGAAAATCAACGGGGACAAACCGGATGTCCGAGCGTCCCGGCTTCGGTTGGCGTTCTTCTACGTCGTCATCGTCCTCTGCGAGAAACGCCATCATGAGAATGTCGACATCCGGAGCGTGGTCTTCCGCGAATGCGGCTTTCCGGATTGCAACGGTCATTGCGGCCCCCCGCCCCCGCCTTGCTTCGCAAGAGCGATGAGCTCGTCGACGGTGGAAGCGATGGCAGGAGCGTTGCGAGATGTGTGGTAGTTCGTACGGGCTTGTTTCCGCCGTACCTCCGCTGTCCTCGCGTAGTACGCTCGGGAGTATTCGACGGAGCCGCCGATAGGACGTTCAGTGCGAGACACGATCTGGTTGACGTCTTCATCCCAGCAGTTCATCGTCTTCCAGGAAGGATCCGCAATACCGAGAGCTGCACCGAGGACGGAAAGCACATTCGCTTCGAGTCCGTCTTCGAAGACCGCGATACGTCCTCCACTGCGAGACCGGATAAAGTACTTCGGCACGAGAATCTTCTTAATCCCCGCTTCCACTAGCACACGGAGCGTGTAGCCCGAGCTACTCACGAGTCTCCCAGTCTTGCCTTCCCCGTAGATCACGATGAGCGTTTTCCCATCATCGCGAAGCCTCGCATCGCTCACATCCTCCACCGCGAGACAGTGTCCGCACTTCGCCTCTCCGTCGACGCTGTCCTGGGTACCGGTGGGGTTCCCCCACGTTAGGGAGATCCTATCGTTGATGTCAACCGTCACCGTGAGCAGGGTTCGTTTCTTCTCCCTCGGCATAACATTCCTCACTTTCAACACTCATTATACAACCCTATCACACTGGAAAGCAACATGCAATTCAGTCGTTACGCGACTCGAGACGTCATTTTCTCTTCACTCACGCATGCGTAACTCCTTCATTCTAAACTCCTTCCGTGCGGATGCCGCATGATTCTGGCGTTCTCGTCTAAAAATAGATATTGGAATCCAAAATACAATACAATACATACATACATACATCATATACACACATAATACTCTATCTTCTTTGTTTTCAACAGGTTAGGCAGGGTGAAGATTGCCATCCAGCGCGCTTTCAACGCGTCAACTGACGAACTGGCCATTGTGAACTGACGCTTGAATTCCAGATACTAGCATTCCTCACGGGTAAGTCGCGTTCGCACTTCAGTTGGAACCAATTCCGGAGCGAGTGTTCAACCCCAAAACGGGTTGGTCGGACGGAGTCCCGGTCACTTGTCGAGGATCGCGGAGCGAGACTCAGAGACTCAGCGCGATTCGCGACAGTGAGCTTCGGAGCAAAAGAAAGCCGGAGAGAGCCTAGCTATCGCTCTCTCCGGCGTACGTTCGCTACGCAGTCTCCTTCATCCACCATCTTGCACCGAGTAATTCGAGTATTGCTTCGTACACCGCCTGAACTTCATCTTCCGATGGAAGCGCGTACGAATCCGCCCTCTGATAGATGAAGTGTAACGTCAACGTGAACGCGATCTCATCGTTGCCGTTCTCTGTGTCTCGTCCGTTGAGAACCTTCTTCAACAGATCCAAGCACTGTTGATGATCTGCGAAACCTTCCCAATCACAGTAGGCTCGAACCTGCTCGAAATGCTTCGCAAGATCGATGTACTTCGTCGGATCAGCGAGTCGTTCTTCGAAGCTCACGCTTCCTCCACCTTCTCGATGAACCAATCGATCAACGTCGACTTGTCTCGCGACGTGACGCTCCCGAGATCATGTCGTTCTTCCATCTCTTCTTCGACCTTCTTGAATCCAGTCGCGATCATGTTCCAACGACCGTCTTCAAGCTGCGTGATGACCATCCCGATCTTATCAAACTCCATCAAACACCTCCACTCTCTCTGGCTGCCAGAACCCGAACGCCGTCATGATGTTCCGATCGACGAACGTTCTCATCCTCTCCTCAATCTCCTCAGCGCTCTCGCAACGAATCACGAGCAGCTTCACGTCGCTCACGCTCGGCAGATCCATCCACTCGAAAGGAACATCGAGTCGATCGATCCACCTCGAGATCATATCCGCATCCGCTTTCCTATCGAAATTCACACACAAGAGATACTTCATCGCTTCACCTCAGCACGGAAGGCCGACAACGGATATCCAGTCCGTCCTCGGCCATTCCGCTCTACTTCAACTTCGCTTCGATCTCCGCGAGGTTCCCACCTCTCTTCACGAACTCCTTCTCCAGCGCGTCGATCCGCTTCTTCTCGAACGCACGACGTTCGGACGCTCCCTCGTTCCTCGAATCGCGATAGAGCACATCGTACTCTCCCCGATTCAACATCTGCAACGTCTTCTGCGTGCCGTACGACTTCGTCAGCAACGCAATCGCCTGCTCGATGGTTTCATTCCCCGTCAGCTTCACAGGCACCGCTTTCTCACTCTGCTTCGCACTCGGCATAGCTCACTCCTTCATCGATAACAGAATAATTTCCATTATCTCCTACCATCACCCCCATACCCCCAAACTTAGAAAGGTTCCAACTTTAGTGTCGGCCTTTCTCAAATTACCCCATTTTCCACTCATGGCACTCAATCATCAGTATGCGGATCCAATGGACGTAGGCTATACTGGCGGTATGAAACTGATGGAGGAGCTGCGTTCCGCAAAGGCGGAGCTCTCCTTTGTCACGGCGACAGTTGAAGGATATCAGGAGCCGGTACGGCACGAGTGGAGAATGATGGCGGAGCTGCTGATGAGAGCACCTTCGACGTCAAAGAGAGACCTCGCAAAGTCCCTCGGTTACGGGTATCACACGATCCTCTGTTGGCTCCGCGACGCTCGGTTTCAGCGATACTTCAACTGGCTGAATAAGAAGGAGATGGACAACCTTCCTCCTTCCATGTTACCGGAGATCAGTGTCAAAGACATCTTCCAGCAGTACGAAGTGGAGATGGCGCAGCGTCTCGTCGACATCGCGCAGATGACGGGGGATGAGAAACTCTCCGCGAGCATCGCGCAGGACTTCCTCGATCGTGCGGGTCACGCTCCGAGGCACCGAGATTCAGGCCGGCCGCTGATCATCAACATCGCAGTGTCGGATCTTGAGATGTTTCAGCGTCGCGCACAAGAAGCGAAACTAGTCAGTGGAAATACTCTCGAAGAACGCGCAGAATAAGTTCTTCAACGAACAGTTGAGGATCACTCCTCCGACGTCGAGTGACGGAGACAAACTCCGTGACGACCTCCGTCGAATGGGGAAAGCCTCGCTTTACTTCTTCAGTACGGCCATCCTCAAGTGGGATAAGCTTCAGGACGATCCGCACCTCGAGATTTGCAATTTCATCCAGACGCCGAACGCTCCTCCGTTGGCCCCGTTCCGTAAGTGTTTGCTTGTCCCGCGAGATTGTTACAAATCCACGATCGGGAGTAAGTCCCTTCCGTTGTGGTATCTCATTCAGGACGATTTGATGGGGATCCCCGGGCTTGAGCATCGCATCTTGCTTTGCTCGTCCGCGAGTACGAACGCTCAGAAACAGATCCAGTCCATCCGTCAACAGATCGAGCGGAATCAGGTCCTCGCATGGGTCTATCCCGAGATCATTCCTGACATCACGAGGACGACCTGGACGAATTCGAACCTACTCTTCCCTCGCGAAGGAATGTATGGTGAAGACACGATCGAGGCGGCGGGTGCTGACTCGCACATCGTCTCTCGTCACTACACCATCCAAATCAAGGATGACCTCGAAGACAAGCAGAGCTTTGAACAACCTACGGTTCGCGAGAAGGTTATCTCGTTTTACAAGTCCGCGGAAGCGCTCTTCGTAGATGAGCAGAGCTCGATCGACATCCTGATCGGGACGAGATGGGGTATCGACGATCTCTATTCGCACATCCGCGAGAACGAATCCGACGTCTACGGATTCTACACTCGTCCTCTTCACTGGACCCGTGAGGACCTTCAACTCGATCTTCGTCAGGCGGAGGAAGTAAGCAAGCCGCCCGTCTACGAGATGGATCCGGAGAAGTACGCTCCGGAGAGTGGGAAAACGTACTACTTCTTCCCGGAGCTCTTCCCTCCTGAGTCGTGCGAACGCGTGAGGCGGAAGCAGGGGTCGTTCATGTATTCGATGCTGTACTTGAACAACCCACGCGATCCGGCTCTTGCCGAGTTTCGTGAGGCGGATCTTCGCTACTTCTCGATGGATAAGGAAGGTAACCTCATCATCGAGAACACGGACGAGGCGAAGTTTGAAATCGTGCAGTTCGATTCTCTCGTTCGCGTGATGTTCTGGGATCCGGCGCTCTCCGCGAAGGAGCAGAAGAAGCGGTCTCGCAATGCGATGATCGTCATGGCGAGGGATAACAGGGATCGCTTGTTCATCCTGGACGCCTACGCCGTTTATCAGAACGCGGCATTCTTATTCTCCAAGTTCATCGGGCTGCACCAGCAATGGCGTGTAGGCAAAGCCGCTGTTGAGGACGCAGGCTTCCAACGCATTCTCACCTTCCCGCTTTATCAGCGTCAGAAGGAGATGAACTACCACTTCCCCGTAGAAGGGCAGCCGCCCATCGGAGAGAAGGATGCGAGAATTCGGACTCTCATTCCTTACACCGAAACTCACAGCCTTTTCATTCGGAGAGGGCTCATCGACTTTGTTGAGGAGATTAGAGGATTTCCTGTTTTCCCAACCAAGGACTTGGTCGACGGTGCAGCAGCTTGTCTTGCCCTTATCGCTAAGGCTGGAGCAGCTAAACAGGATCCTAACGCCAATCGGCAGCGTCGCCATCTCCAGGCGGTAGAACGCGATCATCTCGCAACTCGGTCAAAGGTCACGGGGTACTGATGTGAAGAAGAAACAGGACGAGGAAGAGGAAGAAAATGCCGACCAGAAAGAACCGAAGAAAAAAGCGAAGAAAGTAGCTCCGCGTAAGGCGGAACGTGTTGCCAAGCCGGAGACCGGTAAGCGCCCGTTGAGTGTCGACGGGATCGTGAACAAGGGCGTCGGCAAGGAACGTCCATGGGAGAAGAACGCTCCCTGGAACCGAAAAGATCCGAAACGGAATAGTAGATTCGAACATGCCCGGACGGCTTCAAACAACAAGGATTGAGCTGAATGAGACGCAGGAAACTGCGTTAGCTCAGCAGATCCATGTCGCACTTACGCACGCGCTAGAGGCGCACAAGGCGCGAGAGGAAAAGCTCGCGGAGTTGCTCGCAAGGTATAAGAAGGAGCCAGAGACTAAGGAGAAGTCGTATCCTTGGCCTGGTGCGAGTAATGTGGTAGTGCCTCTAGTGCAGATTGTAGTCGACGCGATTGTCGCGCGATTGATGAAGTCTGTTTTCGCGGCGAAGACGCAGTTTGAAGTCGAGATCAAGTCGCCGGCGTTCGAGATGAAGGAGAAGGACGTTCGGGATTGGTGCGAACACTTCTTCAGGACTTCCGGGTCGAGAGATCGGCTGCGTTCGATCTTCTTCGACCTCGCGCTGAATGGCGAAGCCGTCGTCAAGCCGATGTGGACGAGGAAGACTCGTGCGCATCATTTCTACGATGAGGCAGGCGTCGTCCAGGAGAAGGAGATTGTTGACTATGAAGGTCCAGTCTGGCTCTCGCCTGCTCCTGCAGATGTTGTCGGACCCTCAGGCTTTGATGAGTGGGACGAACGTCCATGGGTTGCACAACGTCTTCGGTATACATACGGTCAACTTCTCCAAATCGCGGAGGAGATGGAGTACGAGAAGGTTGAAGAACTTCGTGCGTTTGCTAAGGCACGCGAAGACGCTCGATACAAGACGGTTAAGTCGACTTCGGATGTTACTGCCGCCGAATCGAACGTAGACTGGCCAATCACGCTCTTCGAGATTTGGGGGTATTTCGAGATTCCCTACGTCACGGATTCAGGAGCGGAAGGAGAGGATCCGGCCTACGGGAAGAAGTATTGTGAAGTGATCCTCACCTACTGCATGGAGGCGAGGAAGTTCGTCAAACGGATCTACAACCCCTTCTTCGGGAGGGCACGATTCCTTCGTCGTATTCCGTACCTCGTGCAGGCGCATGAAGTGCATGGGATGGGTGCGGCAGAGCAATCGTTGTCGGGTCAGATCGAGGCGAGCACGATTCACAATCAAATCATCGACGCGGCGACTGCTGCGAACGGTGGTATTACGATTGTTAGTCCTGAGTCGAACATCGCTAACCAGGAGAGGGTGTATCCTGGTAAGGTGATTGTCGATCCGAATCCGGATAAGGTGAGGATTCTGCATCTTGCGGAAGCGAGTATCACACTTCAGAACATGCTTCCGCAGGTCATCCGCATGACGGAGACGAGCACTGGTGTCTCCGCGTACAACCTCGGAATGGAATCAGCGATCGTGGGGTCACAGGCGACAGCCACCGGTACAACAGCCCTCATTAACGAGGGGAACCAACGATTCTGGGTGTCAATCGACGACATGCGGGATGCCCTTGTCGACGTTCTGTACCTCACGATCCAACTTGTCCAGCAGATGCAGCCGGAAGGCGTGAAGATCGCGGATGACCGGGTGATCAAGTTCCCGCAAGGGGATGTACGTACGTCTCTCGGTCTGACCCTCAACATGGCGTCGGAAGCCTTGAACAAGGATGTGGAGTTGCAGAACCTCCAAGTCCTCATGGCCGTGCTTAACGAGTACTACGCTCGTGTCCTCAACGCGTCCGCAATGATCTTCAACCCACAATTCCCGCCTGAACAGAAGGCGGCAGCAATCGCAGTCATGCAATCCGCTCATGACATCGTGAAACGCTTTGTCGAGCGCTTCTCCGTGGAGAACGTGGACACTATCGTCCCCAACCTCTTAACGGTTCTCCAGAAAGCACAGAATCCAAATGGCGGACAGCCAGCGACTGAACAGGCTCCACCCGTCCCAGGCCCGATCGGAGCTCCGCAAGGTCCTCCAGGAGGAACTGGAGCGATGTCACCAAATCCTGCGTACTGAGACGGTGTATGAAGAACTTCTCCGTGCGCAAGGACGAGCGAAATACATCTACGGTTGGTTGAGAGAGTACACAGAAGCTGAAACGGCTTCTTCACAGTCATCAACGAAAGAGGGAGATTCCCATGGCAGGAGCAACACTACCGGCTACTGATGCGAACGGCATCATAACAGAAGGTCCGTTCGCGGGCTTGAAACTTGCGGAGGTCGTGGAATTTGCAGCGACGTCTGTTGCGGCTGGGACAGAAGCGCCGAAACCTACTGCTCCGGCTGCGGCACCGAATGCTCCGCCTGCGAGTCCGGCTGATACTTTGGCTGCTGCGGCGAATGCTCGCTTGACCCCGATGGAGCAGTTCACGCTCTCGAGGTTCGAAGCGGATGACGAGACTGCGTTTGCAGCGACTGTGACGGATTACGATACTGTCCTCAAGCCGGATGAGCCGACCTGGAGGCAGAAGATCGCCGCGGTGAAGAAGAACATGCCTGCCGCGCAACGTGCTCAGGCGGGGTTTCATCGATTTGTGTATATGAACCTGAAAGCGCAGGACCCGGAGATTCAGAAGCATATCTTCGCGACGGCGCCACCAGCGCCAGCTCCGGATGTTCCTCCTGATCCTGCCGCGCCTCCAGTTGCACCGCCTGCGGCTCCTCCAGCAGCACCTCCTCCAATCGCACCGAGAGCTGCTCCTGCGCCAGTCGCACCTCCGACTCCTCGTGCTGCTCCGACGGCTCCTGGAGCGCGTGTTCCCGTTCTCAAGGGCTCGCACAAGACTCTTGCCCTCGCCGAACGGTGGAGCATGAAGCACGACGACTATCTCATCATGTTGGAAGATCGCGGCACGACTCAGGATGAGATCAACAAGCTTTCGGTTACTCAGTCCCAGTCAACGGCCGCCCAAGCGAGGAAATCAGTTTATGACCGATGAACGTAAGCCGTATCAACCGTACGATCGGTTCCACGTCGCCAACAAGGACCCGAACTACGTCTACCGCTGGGCGAACAGCCGCGATCGCGTGATGATGGAGAAGCTCCACGTCGGTTGGGAAGTCGATCGCACGCAGCCAGCAGAGATTCCGATCGAAGTCGCGAAAGCGATCGGTCAGGAAACCGCAAATCCGGGAGGGGGAACAACCGTTACCCGGGGAGATGTCATCTTGATGCGCATCCAGAAGGACACGTACGAAGAAAGGGTCGAAAAACCCAGGCGTGCAATGGCCGAAAGGCAGGGAACTTCTCTCGATACGATGGTGCAACAGGCCAACGAGAACACGAAGAAGGCCTTGAAAGATCGAGGGTACAAGCCCTCATCGATCAGGACCAGCCACGTGTTCCTCGATTCGGACGACGGCAACATCAACGAACAACGAGGTAGATAGTGACTCACGGTAGGATCGCAATGTCTGCGGTTCGTTCCATGACCGGCACTACCACCCCGTCGATGGAATTACCCGAGGGAGCGTCCCAGACCTTCAAGGCTGGAGCGCTTTGCGTGTTTGCCTCGGGATACGTCGCGGAGTGTGGTGCCGATCCAGCGCTGATCACGGGTCTTGCGACTCGCGATGGCCGGAACGGAACCGCGGGCTTGTACCGTCAGAATTTCATTCTGGCGCATCCCTCAACCCTGTTCAAAGGGTATCTCGATACGAGCGCTTCGGAAGGTGCAGGCACGAACGCCGCAACTGACCGCGGGCTCTCGTATGGAGTCGCGAAGAATGCGGCGACCGGTAAGTGGTACGTCGACAAAACGGAAACAAGCAACAAGCGCGTTACGATCTGGGACTTCTGGGATCAAGTCGTCGACGGCATCGCTCCTGCCGTGGCTGACGTCATGCCTCCGGTACTCTTCACGATCGCGGCGCCTTACTGCAACTGGACGGCGGTGACCTAATGTCAAGAGTATCGACAGGCGGATTCTCCGCACTCCTCGCTCCTGGCCTCTGGCGCGTGCTGTTCAACGAAATCGACGAGCAGCCGAATCAGTGGCAGGGTGTGTTTCACAGGCACGAGACGAAGCGTGCGTACGAGGACGACACGAAAGTCGCCGGCCTCGGTTCGATGGTCAGCAAGCCGGAAGGCGATCCGATTTCGTTCGACGTGCCCATCATGGGCGCAGGCGTTCGGTATACGCCGGCATCGTACGGCCTCGGCTTCCGGATCACGCGTGAGATGTGGGATGACGACCTCTACCAGATCATGGACAAGATGGCGGCAGAGCTCGGACGCGCCGCGTCTTACAAGATCGAGGTGGATGCCTGGAGCATTCTGAACAACGCGTTCAGTTCAAGCTTCGTGGGGTCGGATGCGCTCGCTCTCTGTCACACCGCGCACACCCGTCTTGACGGCGGAGCAACGGCTGGGAATCGTCCGACCACTGACGTGGACTTCAGTGCATCGGCGTATCAGGCCGCGCTCGATCATTTCAAGACGATGTTCGACGATCGCGGTCGTCCGATCGTGATGACCCCGTCACTTCTCATCATCGATCCTTCCTTCGAGTGGGCAGCGAAGGAAATCCTGATGAGCGAGTACAAGCCGTACACCGCGAACAACGAGATCAACGTTCTTCGCAGCGACGGTACGATGGACTACATGCTCGTGCGGTATCTCACCGACGCGGACTCGTGGTTCGTTCTCTCCAACAAGCACGACCTCAACTTCTTCTGGCGCGTGAAGCCGGAGACGGGTGAGGCCGACGACTTCTTGACGGGCGATGCGCTCTTCAAGATCTACGCACGCTATGGCAAGGGCTTCACCGAGTGGCGCGGCGTGTACGGCAGCTCAGGCGGCTAGTCGGGTTTGGGTGGAGGGTGATGAGCCCTCCACTCACCTTTCTGTAGGGAGTCGTAATGAGACCAGGAAGCGGATCAACGGGATGGAAGGGTGAGCCGGGCCGTATGCCAGGAAGGCATGCGCTTGCGGATACGGCTGCCGTTGATTGGACGATTTGGTTCGATACGAGTGGCTTTCTTCGGACGGCCGCGTTTGCAACGACGGAAGTTGCAGGGTTTAATTTCAATACAGGTGGGAGCGCGTTAGCGTTCAGGGAAGGTCCTGACGGTACTGCTGCATACCCCTCGAGGACGTACCTGCTTGATACGGATACGGGTGCTTTCCGTGCCGGTGCGAATAATGAAGGGTTTTCTGCCGGAGGAACTCTTCGTTGGGATTATGACACCACGCGGATTAAGCTGTCCACAGGATACAACCTTCAATTCGGGGATGACGTTTCGCTTGGGCGCGGTGGTGCTAACGTATTGCTGCTGGCTTCCGGTGATACGCTCGCGTTTGGGGGGATCACTTCCTCAGAAGTCCTGATTAAACGTGCCTCTGCGACGTTCCAGTTCCGGCTAGGCAACGACTCCGCATTTGCGGATGTCCTCGCCGCGGGGGCTACGTTTACAGGGTCTGTATCTGCTGGAGCTTCATCTGTCCATAATTGGACGGGACGCTCGGTAATGTCCTCTCCTGCAGATGGGCAGTTGAACTTGACGAACACAGCGGGTACTGCTGGTGCGGGGTTTGACTTTGCTACGGACGCGATTTTGAAGGTTCGTACTCGTGCGCAGTCCGCGTATGCGACGGTCGACGCGTTGGGGTACAGCGTGAGCGGTGCAGCGGGTGTTTCGTTTGGGCCTGCCGCGGTTGCTTCGATCACTGTCGTCAACGGGATTGTGACGGCCATTTCATGAAACAGCAATTGGCACAGTGGTTTCGACGCCTCGCGGATAAGCTCGATCCGCCAGCCGTTCCGCAGCCCGATCTTCCTCCTGCTGTCGATATCAGTTTTGTCAGGGCGAGCGCCATCGTGAAAGAGATGGACGTGCTTTACGGGCAGTACAGAGGCAACTTTCGAAGGCGACGTGCGTTCGATCTTCTCAAGAAGGAGTTTCCTCTTCTCCCGGATCGGAAGATCAACTTCCTCATTGAGGCTGTGTTGGATAAGTAGAGCCTTTTTCACTTCAGGAGACTAGGTCAATGGAAATGATGATGATCTTGTGGTTCGTTCTTCTCTCGGGCAGTGCTGGTTACATCGAGCCGATGTACGTGACGCCGGCCTCGTGCGGTTTACCCGTGACCGTTGCTTCGCTTCAAGCCGATCGCGAAGTCAATCCGCGCGTAGCGCGCTGGGCTGATTGCTCGGTGGATGTGCGTGAGAGAGTCGCCGGTCTGCCTGATGGCGTTTACGAGTTCGCCGCGACTGGGATCGGTTACTACGTCCCACCCGATCCGCATACGTCTGACATGTTTGTCGTCTCGCCGGACTTCGAGGAACAGCCTCAGGTGGCCCCGACCGACAATTTCGAGTATCAAGTACCCGCGCCTGACCTCGCCACCGCTCAGGGGTATCGACATGAGCTGGAGTTGGATGCGACGTTACAGGCTGCGGCTCTTGCGCATAGTTGCACTGGTGCTGCGAGCCCTTTCACGTGCCGTTCTCCGATCCCAGCTATCACGCCGACGCAGCATACGGCGCGGGTGCGTATGGTGAACGTGCTCACGACAGGAAGCCGGGTTGAGGGTCTGTGGTCCTCGCTGCTTACGTTCACGATGAGCGCAGTGCCCGGCACGCCTGTCAATCTTCGCATCGTCGGCGTACCCCCTGTATCTCCTGAGGACTAAGGCCGCGATGGCTCTGCTCTTGATTATGGGACGTAACAACACTCACGCCGACCTGGAAAAGGACCTGCGGGGGTGTTACAAGCGTGGTGACGTTGTCGAGGTATTCGACGACGTCAAGCACGATGGTGATCTCGTGCGGAACCCGATCATGCCACCGTTCATTCTGGTCCGCGTGACCGACGTCACCAAGGCTCAGCTTGATAGATTAATATCTCCTCAGGTGGAGGATTTCTTTGATCTCGATGGTGCGATCCGTTCTCGACTCGTCCGGCGGCGACGGCATCTGTTAGAAGTCGATGCAGCAACACTCCCCAACTCGATCCGCAATCAGATTCGTGACAACCGCTACGTGTCGGTGACGTGGGCACAGGTGCGGAACTTTCTTCGCAACAAAGAGACGGGCGCGACCGAAGGCACGACTCCATAAATCATGTTTGTTGACCCCAATTCGTCGGCCGGTGGTGATGGCACAACAGATGCGCTCTCAGGAGCGAATCGTGCCTTTGTATCTCTGAATGCGTGGGAGGCGGCATCGCAGGCCGACCTCACAGGCACAGGTGTACATACCGTCACCTGCAAGGCGAATGGGGCCACCAAAGTCGATGCCACGGCGGTTACGCTCACCGGGTGGACAACGACGAGCAGCGATTACATCCATGTCGAAGTGGACGCTGCCTACCGGCATGCAGGTCTCTACACCACCGGGAAGTATCATCTTCAAGTCGCCGTAAACTTCGGTACAGTGCTCACGATTAACGAGGCTTACACGCGCCTCACCGGCTTGCAAGTCAAAAACACGCACGCGAACACTGACAATACCATTCTTGTCAACACCGGAGTGGCCTCGGATGGCAGCGACGGATGCCTGTTCGACCGTGTCATCGCTACGCACTCTGGAACCGCCTCCAATCGCGTCTGTGTCCAGCAGTGGGGTAGTATCGTCACGTATCGCAACTGCCTCGCCTACGGTGCAGGCGGGCCGAATTTCATCCTAACCTTCGCTGGTGGCGGAGCGGCGAACGGGACCTTCCACAACTGCCTCGCGGCTGGCGGTACTTATGGGTTCCGTAGTGGATCGTCGTCGAACGTCTTGAACGCGACCAATTGCTACGCAGGCGGTACTACGACGGCGGACTTCTCGCGGAACAGCGCTTCTGGTTCGTACACGACTTGCCGTAATGAAGATGGGTCCGACAGCCAAACAACGTGCGCCTACTCGACGAGTGCGGGCGGGTACTTCACAAACATCACTGCTGGTTCGGAGGACTTCACGATCGGGGCTTCATCTGAGTTGATCAACATAGGCACGGATTTGTCAGGTACGTTTACTGTGGATATTGCAGGGGCTACTCGTACCGGAACATGGGAAGTTGGCCCGTTCAACTTTGCAGCGGGTGGTGCTTCAGCTTTTCCTCACCACTACTACCAGATGATGAGAAGGTAAATGGACGGTTTTCTTAAACAGTCAACTGCGGGGCAGGTACGATGGATTGGCCCGTTTGTTGATGATACGGATTTCAAGACCGCGGAGACTGCGCTGACTGTCGCCAATACCGACATTAAGGTGTCGAAGAATGGCGCCGCCAGTGCTAGCAAGAACTCCGGTGGGGGTACTCACGACGTTAACGGTATGTATGCCGTGACGTGGGATGCTACTGACTCTGCGACAGTTGGGGAGTTGAAGTATTCGGTGAAGGTTGCCGGTGCTCTTCAAGTGTTCGGGTCTTATGTGGTTTTGGAAGAAGCGGTGTATGACGCCTTGTTTGGAGCGTCAGCTCTTGGATACATCGCAAACGCCCCCGTTAACGTTGCACAATTCGGTGGGAGTAATGGAGCGTTCGCTGGGGGACGTCCGGAAGTGAATACGTCACACGTGTCTGGGACAGTCCAGACTGCGGGTGATGTTATTGCGGATACTAACGACATCCAAACGCGGTTGCCTGCCGCGCTCACCGCTGACGGGAATATCAAAGCGGATACGCTTCGGGTAGGAGGAACACTCCAAACTGCTGGCGATCTTGCCGCTTTGATCAACGCGGTTGATAACTTCGTCGATAACGAACTTAGCGATATTTCTACTCTTCTCACGTCGACAGGCGTTGTTCTCACGGCCGCACAGACGAACGTCATACGTGATGCGATTTTCGCACGTGCGTTCTCCGCTGCGTATGGATCGCATACCTTCGACGAACTCACGAAGATGATGTCTGCGGTACTTCTCGGAGTGATGTCGGGGCTTGATACGGGTTCGATTGTCGTTCGGAACCTTGCAGACAGCGCGAATGTTCTCACCGCGACTGGCTCGGCCGAGGGCAATCGTTCCGCAATCACACGGACGCCGTAATGTTCGGGGGACGCTACTTCGGAAAGAGGCATTACGGAAATCGTTACTTCGGTGAAGGATCAGATCCTCCCGTTGGTGGAGGGGAACGGCCAGCGTTTCTCCGGAATAAGCGTCACGGTGCAAGAGTTTATCGACGTAGGTTTGGTTGGATTATCGTTGTTTCAGGAGCTCGCTGGCTGATATCCTGACGCGGATAAGACACTACGCAGCGACGTAGTATATACGGAGTACACATGTCAAGCAGAACGACTCGACCGTTGTCTGGTGCGACAGGATGGGCTGGTGAAAGAGGCCTTGCTCGACCGAGTATGCACTTCTTCCAGGATTCGGCAGGGTACCATTGGTACGCCTGGACCGATACGAATGGTCAACTCCGTATCGCGGAGGCGGCCACTGTTGAAGCGGCGGGTTTCAACTTCAATACGGGAGGCTCCGTAGTCAATCAAGCCGCTTCGTTGACGGCGGGTGCGGGAGTTTCAGCCGCCGAGACGTACAACGCGAAGGTATCGCGGGAAGGAAACCTCGCGATCACGCGTATCGTCGTGGATTTGACCGGTCTGGCCGCTTCGACGACTGACCTCGATATCATCGGCAATCCAGCCGGTGCGACAAGCGCGCATTTCGGGCAGATTACCTCCGCGATCAATGGCGTGATCTTCGGTGGGCAGATGACTTGCCTCGAACTGCCTGCGGCTGCGGTGACGGATATCGATCTCTATTCCGCAACGGTCAGTACCGGTGCGCAGGATGGAGGCATCGCTGCCTTGGTAGAGACCGCTCTTGTCACTGCAGCCGCAGCGTGGACGAACGGGATGGTCAAGGGCTTGACTGGCGTTCCTCCGGCAAACGACTACCTCTACATCGTCGGCGGCGCTGCCGGCGTTCCTGGCACATACACCGGAGGAAAGTTCCTCATCGAACTCTTCGGCATCATTCCGTAGTGCGGTTCGCACCGTAGCGGCCGCATGTCAGGAGGGAATTCGTCTAACTCCTGGCGGAAGGGATGGAGAGGCGAGACAGTCCACCTCGCCTTTCCACCTTAGTTAGGGGAGTGATATGTTGACCACGATTGCATACGTTGAAGGTCAGATGTGCCGTTTTGAGGTGTTGAAGAATCGTGAAGTTGTGTTGATGGTGTACGAGGAGATGCCTGAGCGTTCGTTGCTTACGCCCCCTTCGCCACCACCATTCAACCCGATTCGCTTACCCATTCAGGGACCGAGTGTCTCACCGGAGAATTAGATGGCAGTTACGAGAGATTCCCGTCATATCAGAATGACGGCCGGAGCCGACGCTATTACGGGGAGGTTCTTGCTTACGAAGATGGATCTTGTCGTGGCAGCCGGAACGATCGGTCAAGCGTACAAGGTCAGCGACACCGATGGAAATATCATCGGTGAAGGGGTCGTCGAAGCTGCGACTCAGGTGATCGACGTGCTTCGGGGGATGGAGCCGAAGTGGGTTGACGGGATCGTCTGGACGACAGCACCGGCCGCAGGATCGCCGTATCTTCTCATTGGGTTCAAGTGAGCGATTCCCAGTCTGCGAACCGCCGGGTGGGTGAGGAGTGGTACACATGCGATATGTGTGGCACGCATTATCCTCGCTCGAAGGTGATGATGCAGAATGGGAGAGTTCGTTGTTTGGGGTCTGGAACGAAGAAGTGCTGGGAAGAACCTGGCGCTGACGCGTATCGTCGGGACCTGGAAGTGAATTACGAACGGAATCCTGAGCCCCTTCCTAACATAGACGAGGATCTGTAGTGGCGAGAAGGACGTTTACGGATATCGACGCGAACCTGCTCCTGCGGGTTGGGAATCGTGGTGACGTGACCGCGACGTTGAGGGGACAGTGGATTAACGACGCCCTTCTCCGTTGTGCGAATGAGTATGAACATCCGGAGTTGCAGAAAATTGGGGATGAGACCCTGCTCGCGACGACGGATACTTTTACGCCTACGGTGAATACTGACATCTGGTGGCCGGAACTCGTGAAGGATGCGACGACGGGCAGGATCATCCGTCCTGGTGATAAGGAGCGTATCGAGAACGTTCTCACCAAGTCGACGGGGACTCCTGCGAGGTGTTATTGGTGGGGGAATAAGTTCTACTTCGACACGAAGCCAGCGACGAATTTGACTATTCGATTGTGGTATAAGAGGCAGCCTTCGGAGTGGTCGTCAGCGTCGTCGGAGCTCAATAAGATTTACGACGTCATCCTCGAACTCTACTCCACGGAGAATGCGTTGAACTTCCTCAGGGAGTACGACAAAGCGGAACTCTCCGCACGTGAGGCAAAGGCTTACGCCGCGGATATGCATCTCCCGACGGCGAAGGCGAGAATGAATGATTATCTCAACGGCTTCGTGGCCGATGATAGAAGGAGAAGGTAATGCTTAGCATAGTTCGGAAAGTAAGTGAGGAGCATCCAGAGCTGTTGCCGACAAACCTCGGCCACACGTGCTACCGGCATACGGTGCTCCTCGTCGAGAAGCTCCGGCACCTAGGATACGACGCACACCTGATGTGCAAGAGTCCTGGTGAAGGACAGTACGTCCCGCCGGAGTTCGCACAACGTACTGTGACCGGGCTCGACGGCAAGGAGTACCCTTGCTCAGGTGTGTCACACGACGCCATCTGGTGCGACGGAAAGCAGTACGATACGATCGGATCGGCGAACGAGCACGACCGGCCGATTTACCGTCGAAGGGGCGAGCCGAATTGGTCATTCAGTCCGGATGACGGGCCTCAGATCATCGCGTCGCCGGCGTGGGAGGCAGTTCCGGATCACTTGTGGAGGAATAACAATCCTCCGTTGACGGATGATGTGGTGGTACTGCCTCACCCCGACAACGGACGTGGTAACGGCGAAGGGCCGGGGCCGGTGTTTCCGAGTTATGAAGCCCTCGGCGGGGATGAAGGTGGCCGCAAGATCTCACGTCAACTCGCGGCGGACTATCGACGTGCTAAGCGGAACGGCCTCGACGACGACTCAGGAGTTTGGCAGCAACGCGTTACCTACGACTTCCTCGTCGGCAACTGCAAGACCGTCGAGGAGTCGATCGCGAAACATCGAGCCGAATGGTGCGAGTCGCTCGGTATTCCGGTAGTGACCGTAACAGGAGAACACGAATGAGACCAATTACTATCGGCACGCTGTTGGCTGGTGTCGTCACCGTCACCGTATTTGCCGGACAGGCAACCAAAGAGCCCAGCAGCGACTATGTCTACGTTGCGGCTATCGTCGCAGACGAGTGCCTGCATTCGCGGTTGCTGGCTGGCGGTGAACAGGATGAGCGTTGCCGTTGCAGTGGTGACTCAAAATGGTGTGGTGGCATCGCTCTCGCGGCCATACCGATTACTGGCTACGGTGAGCGGCAGACGGCCCGCGACTACGACGCAATCAGCAAGGGCGGTCAGCTCGTTGAGTCCGGCAAGCTGTGTAGCGAGCAAGGCGCTTGCTATAACGCGGATGGTCTGAGCACGCGCTATAACGGTCATCTCGTCCAATTACAGCAGCCTCGGATAGCGCCGACGCGATCAGAGCCGATTCAATCACTCATTCAGAAAGTCGATGAACTACAGCGCGAAATCAACGAGCTAAAGAAAATCACAGGGCCGTATCCGCTTCGCGTGCATATGGAATGGAAGCCTGACGATCCGGCGACCGTCACGCGCTTCAAGATGGCTCTTGGCAACAAGTTCTTTAATCATGGTGGGTTACTGCGCGTTGCAGTTGCAGGCGAACTAATCGAACTTCAAGATGGCGAGTTCCTCACATTTGAAGCGGCACGATGGACGCCGATGG